GACAAAAGTCCAGTAGATGATTTTGTTCATTATAATTTAAAATCATATAATAAATTACCAGACCATAATCCTTATGGAGATCCAGATAACATTGTAGTTTATCATGTATGCTGGAAATCACTTAAAAAGATAGGGTTTGTTACAATAATAGATCCTGAGACAGGTATGCCAGATGAAATACAGGTAGATGAATATTATAAACCTACTGGTGAAGAAATCAATGTTGAATGGAAATGGATTATTGAAGCATGGGAAGGATACAGAGCAGGTGATGATCTTTACTTTGGTATGCAACCATTAGAGTACCAATTCCGTAGAGGAGACAATTTAAATAGTGCTAAATTACCATACACTGGTGCAGCTTATAGTAATACAAATACTAAAGCCAAGTCATTAGTTGCTATTATGAAACCACTACAATACATGTATATCATACTTTGGTATCGTCTTGAAATGGCAATAGCTAGAGACAAAGGAAAAATACCTGTAATAGATGTTACTCAAATACCTAAGAGTATGGGTATAGATGTAGATAAGTGGATGCATTACTTAGGGGCACTTGGTGTAGCATTTGTCAATCCATACGAAGAAGGTTGGGACATTCCTGGTAGAGAGGGTGGTAAACCATCACCATACAATCAATGGACTTCTATTGATGCAAGTATGTCTAATACTATTAATACGTACATTCAATTACTTGCGAAGATTGAAGAAATGGTATCTGAATTGTCCGGAGTAACAAAGCAAAGACAAGGATCTATTTCTAGTAATGAGCTAGTGGGTAATGTAGAAAGATCTGTAGTTCAATCTGCTCATATTACTGAGCCATGGTTTTGGTTACATAATCAAATTAAAACACATGTATTATCAATGTTATTAGATAGTGCTAAATTTGCATGGAAAGATGACAAGAAATACTTAAACTATATATTTGATGAAGGTACCAGAACATTCTTACGAATGGATGATAATTGGTCATATGAAGACTTTGATATTTTTGTAACTGACAGTACCAAAGAAAGTCAAGCCATTGAACAACTTAAGAGTCTTGTACAACCAGCTATGCAGAATGGTGCATCATTGTTAGATGCTGCTGAAATATTTACTAGTGACAATCTGAGTGTAATTAAATCCAAATTACAAGATATAGAAAACAACAGATTGGAGCAACAACAAGCAATGCAAGAACAAGAAAATCAGCAACAACAACAGCTTGTTGAAATGCAGAATCAAGTTAAGGAAGAGGAGCTTATGCTTAAAGAAGCTGAACTTGATCTTACTAAATATAAGATTGATCAAGATAATGCTACTAAGATTACTGTAGCTCAATTAAATGCTTATAGAGGATCTGAGAATATGGATCAGGATATGAATGGTATACCTGATCCTATTGAGATTGGTAATCAAGAAATAGCTAGACAAAAAGCTGTGTCTGATGCTATGAGCAAACAAATGGATTTAGCAAACAAGGCTAGAGCTGAAGAAAATAAGAAAGAACTTGAAAAGCGTAAAATTGCTGCACAAGAGAAAGCTGATAAGTTAAAAGCTACAATTGAAAAAGAAAAGATAGCTCTTGAAAATAGAAAATTGCAAGAGGCTAAGAGATTGCAGAAGATGAAAGATGATGCAGCTTATAAGAGAGAACAATTAAAAGCAAAGACTGCTTTAAAAAATAAAGTAGTTGGTGAATCTAAATCTAAAAAATAGGAGGACTAATTATGGCATGTAAGGGAGGCTCTAAAAAGGGCGGAAAAGGTAAACCGGGTAAGACAGGTAAGTAAATATTACTAGTATGAAATGGAAAGATCTATCTCTTAAAGAGAGAAAACAGATATATGATAGTGTCAGGGTGAATAACCCTGGTGCTACATATTTTGATATTAAAGAGCAATTTGATTCTATTCCTGCGTATGAAGATGGTGGTAAATCTATAGTAGACGAAGTAAACAAATCTGATGCTAACTTTGTACAAAGATTAAAATCACCTACAAGACAGACTATCCCTAATTGGGAAGATCAGTATAGAGTATTACCTTGGGAAAAATCTGTTTCAACACACAAATTATCAGTATGGGATAATGCAAACGGAGGTGGTATTATTGTACCAGATGTTCAAGAAGTAAATGGCAAATTAATAGATTTTACTAGACCTCCGTATAACAACAGAGCAGCTGTAGAGAATGCCTTAAAAACTGGGGATTATGTTGATTTACCAAAATTCGAAGATGCTTTGTGGTATACTGAGAATTATAAAAGATATTATCCTAGATTTGAAGACGGCGGTAAAAACAAAAATGTACCAGTATTACCAAAAGAGTTAGGTCTTACTCCAGGTACTCCAGAGTATTTGGAAAGACAGAAAAGAATATCAGGATCAGCAAACGTAGTTCAACCGGAAGCCTATATAACTCCAGCGGGTTATATTAAAGATGCTGTTAACTTTATTGAAGACTTAGGCAAAGGAGATTATGCTGGTGCAGCAATGGATGCAGTACTTAATTTGATTCCTTGGGGAGTTGGAAAAGGCATCAAAAAACTAAAGTCCAAAGTAGGAAGAATAGTTGAGGGTACTGAAATTGATGGAGCTAGTGTTCACAGTTTTGCTCCTACTCAAACCAAAAAGAAAACTAAAAAGAAAACGGAAGAAGATCAAGAAATTTCTAGGACAATAGAACAAGCAATTTTTCCAGATGAAAGAACTCGTGAATTAGTAGAAAATGTAGACAAAACATATGGAACTAACTACAAACGAGCTTATTCTAATATTGCATATAAAGACATGACTAAAAGAGGTAGTTATGTCAAATGGGGTAATACGGACAAAGACGGTTATGGGCAAATAAATATAAAAAATATTAAAGATAACGTATT